TTTTAGTGCAAATTAAAATATAAATTATATTATTAACTAAATAAACTATACTTATAATATATAAACCACGCTTATTTATTAGAGGATAAGTCCATTATAAAAATATTAAATAAATTATAAAATATAAAAATAATTACAAAAATATGAAAAATAAATAAATTATTATTTAAATCAATTTTTTAATATATACTTTTATTAGTTTTATTAGGCTTATTCTTAAATACACAGTTGTCTTTATTAAATGATAAACCTAAAAGAGCTTTTTAAAGCGTATAATATATAAACCACGCTTATTTATTAGAGGATAAGCCCATTATATACTAATTTTTTATGTTATTTATTCATTACATAAATCATATAAAACCCAGCTATGAATAATATACTAATTGAAAATATAACTATTAAATATCTCCAAATATTTAAAAATTTATGTAATTTTTCTTGTTTAACAACCGCACATTCACATTTAGTATTATCTAAATCTCTAATATATGTATAAAAAGCATATACATATATTATTTGTAAAATAATTAAAATACCACTAATATTACTAATTTCAGTATTTAATAATAATAATAAATCTATAAATAATGAAAATATAGCAGTATATTTTATATAATTATGTCGCCAATCACGAATACAATCACAATAATTATGTTCTAAATTAATAAGATAATAAATAATAAATATAGTAACAATTATTGTAATAATATTGATATCTTCTTTATCATAATCATAACTTACTTCTAATTTTTTGGAAGATTTTGATTTTGCCATTTTAAATATTAGATTAAATATTAGATTAACTAATTATTATTATATATATATTATTTTTTTTGTAATTAATTAAAATAATATTATTTAATTAATTTAATGTGTATAATTTCTAATATTTCATTCTTTTTAACATAATAAAGAACAAACTAAAAATAGTATTACTATAAATATAACTTATAATTATAACTATCATAATTATAAATTAATTATATATAATGTCTCAAGGTCCTCAAAAAAATTATCTTTTTTATAGTAATCAATGCCAACATTCAAAAAGACTTTTATTACAAATAAAAAAAACATCAATTGTTAATAATTTTCAATTAGTTAATATTGATAATCCTCAAGTTCAATTACCTAATTTTGTTCAAGCAGTTCCAACATTGTATTTATCTGCTAAAAGACAAGTATTAACAGATTCTCATTTATTTCAATGGTTTGAAACTGAATTAGCACAAGAAAATGAAAACAATAATAAAGTGAAAATGGCTGACGTCACAGGTGATGATAGTATTTTACCTTTTCAAATGAGTGAAATGGGTAATGGTTTAGCAGGTGCAGTCTATTCTTTTATAGAAGATGATAAAAATGATTTGATGAACCAAAATTACTCTTTTCTTCAAAATAGAGATATAAATAAAATGCCAGAATTTACAAAATTTGATGCTACTACTGGAACAGGAACAAGCAATTCGCAAGCACAATCAGGTAGTAAAAAAACAGGTGGAACAACAAATACTGCTTATGACCAAATGATGAAAGCAAGAGGTAATGATATGCAGAAACAAGGACCTCCTGACACACCAAATTTTAATTCACCCTACTAAGTTTTACACAAACTAAGTTTTACCAAACCTTAACTAAACGCTAGAGAGGCTTTACCCTCTCATAATTAGAAAAAATATATTTAATAGCCATTTTTAATTTTTTAAACTTAGTTTTAGTTAAGTTTTTTCTAAAAACTTAAAAACTTATGCGTATCAGTTTAACTTTTATTTTCTCTTTTTTAATTAAACTTAAATTAAATTTATAATTTAATAATAATTAATAACTATTTAATATTTAATAACTATTTAAGAGTCATTATTTTTAATGGATTATACTTATCTTGTTTATTTCAATTATTATCTTAAGGAATACCTTAATGAACTTGTAAATACTTTTCCAGAAACAAGAGAAAATATTCTTGCTAACTACCGCCCTCTTTTAGAAACTGCAAATAATAAAAATGATATTTATGCGAAATGTTATTATACAAAGATTAATAATTTTTTAACACAAATTGCAACTAAAGATGAAACAATATTTGAAACTTCAGGAAAAATATTTATAGAAGGTGTTGATTTTTATAATATTTGGAATCATAAAGATGCTACTTCTGAAAACAGAAATGCTATTTGGAAATATTTACAAATACTTATGATACTTGGACGTAAAATTATTCCTAATCACAAAGAAATTGTTGAGATGCTTAATAAAGTTTCTAATGGTGACGTACATATCCCTGCTAAAGTAGAACAAACCCTAGCCAGTGCTGAAAAAGATGAATTTGATGAATCAACAGGAGTATTTGGATTAGCTGATATTGCTTCAAGCCTTGGCGGTCTTAGTAGTTTAGCAGGCGGTATTGGTAATTTAGGTGAAGGTTTAGGATGTATTGGAAATTTTGTAAATGGAATGAAAGATATGTTTAGTAATCCTCAATTTACAGAAGCAATGAGCCAAATGGCACAACAAATGGCACCTCAAACAAATAATACAGAAAATGATGAAGGTAATGATGAACCAACAACTACAACTGAAGAAGAAACTACAACTGAGGATAAAAAAGAACAAACATCAACTCAACCCAATCAACCACCATCTATGTTTAACAATCCTTTATTTTCTGACCTCGCCTCTGAAATAGGAAATACTTTTGATTTCTCTGAAATGGAAAAAGATGGCAAGCTTAACAATATTGGTGATGCTTTAGGTAAATTTATGTCTGGAAATAATCCTGCTAAATTAATGGAACTTGTTGGTAAATTTGGAGCTAAATTACAAAATGAAGTTAAAAGTGGTAATATAAATCCTGTCGATTTACTCAAACAAACAATGAGTGCTGCTGGAGGACAACAAAATCTTGAAAAAATGATGAAAAATACTCAAGTTAAAAATAAAATGAACCAAATGAACTCACAAAATTCTACACGTGATAGACTTCGTGCTAAACTTGAAAAGAAAAATGCCGAAAATCAAAATCAATCTTAATTACTAAATAAAAGACTATCTAGTGTTTCATTATTATTAATATTGTTATTAGTATTAGTGTTATTATTATTTTTTATATTTTTATTATCTAGAATATTTAAAGTATTATCTAAATGATTTAAACTATTATATAAACTAGTATCTAGAGTATATAAACTATTATTTAAATTATTTAAATTATTATCCAATGGTAAAATATTACTATTATTAAATAAACTTTCATTATTACTTATACTTTCATTAATATCAGTAAAATTATAATTATTTTCAATTACATTCGCAAATGTAAGTTCTTCAGGTCTTAAAGATAATTTTTCATTATTAATTTCATTTTGATTTAGTTTTTTCATTTTTTCTAATAATTCAAATTCAAGTGTTTTATCTAAATTATTTTGTGTTGTATTATTTTCTCCTAATTTATTTATTAATATTTCAATTGTAGTACATTTATCTATTAATATTTGTTGATTTTCTTCTAGTTTAGTAATTCTTTTATTTAATATATCATTTGATACTGTTGATGTTTTATCAATATGTTTTAAAGATTGATAAATATCTTTAATAAATGTAAAAATATTTAAATTATTTACAGATGTCATTGTATGCTCTAGAATACAGTTTATATTTTATATATAAATAATAGTATTTTATATATAAAATAATAGTATTTTTATATATTTACTCTGGATACACTTTATATTTTAATAAATAAAATAAAATAAAAAATTAAACATTAAAGAAAGAAATAAATAAATATAATAAAAAAATTCAACTATAAAAATTATTCAATATATGTATTAGTAGAAATATCAGTAAAATGTTTAATCATTTTATTGACATTTTCTAGAATAATATCTAATTCTTTAATAGTTTTATCATCAGTTTTATAAGTTAATTTTAAATTAGTAATACCATATAAAGCACATTTCATTTTTTCAATAATAAGTTTATACTCAGTGACTACATTTTGTGGCATATTAATTTTTTTTTCTCTATTTTTAAGAATACACGTTTTAATATAAAGGGAATTATAATAACCTTCAATATTATCAAATAATTTACCAATAACTAAAATAGCATCATTACGACTAATATTATTATAGTATCTCCATAACCCTTGAAACATATAAGGTTCTTCGATTGTTATAATATTATCAGGTGTTATATTAATTTTAATGCCTTCTTCTATTTTAGATAATCTAAATAAATTAGTATAAAAATAATCACATATATTATCATTTGTTAAATCAATATCATTTAACATTTTTAAATAAATAATAGTTTGTAAATTTAATATATATTAATAGTTTTTATAGTGAATACTATCTTAGACTATATAAAATAATTTATTATTTATTATATATTTATATTTATATTTATATTTATTCTTTTTAAATTAGTCTTATCCTTAAATAAACAGGTGTGTTTATTAAATTATAAACCTAAAAGAGCTTTTTAAAGCCTTGAACTTATTTGACGGTTATTATATTTAAAGTAGATATTTATTTTTAATTATTTAATTTAATTAAATAATTAATTTCAAACTCTATTTTAATGTAATATTAAAATATATACTATATAATAACGGTTAAGTTCTTTTATTCTTGACTTGCTTCCTAGTATATGTGGTGTTCCTTCTGTCAAATTCATAATATTTAAATTACTACTATATCAAGCCACTATATACTAATTACTTTCTCCATTTAATTTTGATTTTATACATTAGGGTTGAAAGCATATAAGTTTTATAAACATTAATATACGTATTGTGTGTCGATTTAAATTTTTAATGGTATATATATATTTATATTTTATATAATGTGTTAAAAAATATACAAAAATATTATATACCAATTATATAAAGTAAATTATATTAAAAATGTATATTTTTTATTTGACATTAATAGTTCTAATATTTGTGTTTTTTTGGCAAACGATTTATACAGTTATTAGTTCCTATTATTCTAATGCTTCTAAATCACAAAAAAGCATTGTTGGTAATTTATGGTTTATTTGTTTATTAATAATAAATTTAAGTTTAGTTATATTTATTTATTTATTCTATTATTATACATCAATTGAGCCTGGTAAAGATGGATTAGATGGTGATAAAGGATATAAAGGTTTAGATGGAGAACCATGTTCTATTAAAGATGAATATTGTAATAGAAAATAGAATGGTCTTATCCTCAAATAAATAAGTGTAGTTTATTTTTTATAGTGTATTTCTAATTAAATAGAATGTATTTTAAATTTTATTTCAAAAATACATTCTATTTATATTATTATTTAATACTATATTATTTAAAATTTAGTTCTAATCTAATCTAATAATTGATACTATGTAAATATTATTTAGAGCGTTGCGTATTTTAAATGCCGATTTATCAACATTAAAAAATACGAAATGCTTTTACTCATTTAAGAGTTTCTAAATTCTATATGATAGGTTTCCTTATATACATTTTTAGGTAGATGTATATAATAGGCTTATCCTTAAATAAACGGTTGTGTTTATTAAATGATAAACGCAATCGTTTATTTAAGGATAATCCTAATTAATCTAAATATTACATCCATAACATACCTCATTAACAACTGATTTTTTAACTAAACCAGTTAAATCATAATTAGGACAAGAACTTAATATTTTATTTAAACTTTGTTCGTATTCAGTTTTATCAATTATTTTAGCATCACTTAATTTTTTATTATTAATTAATTTAGAAATAAGTTCTGTTTTTTGTTCATCAGGTAAGTTATCATCTTCTTTTATTTTAATAAGAATATAATTTAATACTTCAATAGGCATATTAATATTCGTTTGAATAGCATTTTTATCGTTTTGTAATCTTTTAGTAATACTATCAATATTGTATTTTTGTTTATCAACATAATCTTGTAATGTTTGTTTATTCATTTCTCTATTAACAATATTTGCTTTATCTATTGTTAGTTGCATATCTTGGGCTTTTTTACTTAATGTAGTAATTTTATTACTTTGACTTTGTAATTTAGATAAATAATATTCATCTTCTTCATTAGAAACTAAATTATTTGCTACATTAACATCTTGATTACTCTTTTTATTCATAGCATAATAATCACGAATACATTCATCAGCCTTTTTTAATTCTTCTACTGCTTCACATTTTTTAACACAAGCAACTACTTTATAGACTTTACCTTCTGGTAATTGATTTTTATTAGTGCTAATAAATGTATTAGTGTATGGATTTAAATAAATCGCCCAATAATCATTGTTTTTAGAATATTCAAATAGTTTATCAGAGGCATACCAGGGACGCATTTCTTTTAAACATTGTTCGGGAATACAACAAACTCCTCTACCTGCGTCAGCGTTTGGTTTAATAACTTCATCGAGTTGTTTTTTAGTATTACAAAATACGTGTCCTAAAACTCTATAGTTTGGTGGTGCTATAGGTTTATATATTTTTAATGGTAAATTTTGTATTTTATTATTTTCTAAGTCTGATTGAAATTTAGAAAATTTTTTAATATTTAATGTAGTAGAAATTATTTTCGATTCAAAATCATTATTATATAAAATATTATAATTTTGTTCTGGCATATTAGATAAAATATTATTTTCAAAATTATTTAATTCTATTTTATTTGCATCTTTATTAGTTTTTGCTACTTTAAACTTTAAGAATGTTAAATAATAAGTTATGTTAGCAGTTTTTAAAGTATCTAATATCAAACTTAATAAAGGTGTAGTTGAAGATAAAGACGAAGACATAGTTACATCTAAAATATTTTTATAATAATTATTTATTTCGGGATTACTATGGATTGTAATTCTTTCAATAGAGTCATAACCATAAATAAAAGATTTAAATAGTTCTATTTTGTCAAAAACAGTATATAAATCTTCAATAGAACTACATAAATTTAATTCATTTAATAATTCAGTATTATTTGTATTAACGTCATAAATTGTTTTAATAGTTTTACATATATTTGATAAATAATTTACTATACCAATAACAGGAACTAAATCAAATAAATTATTTGTAAATGATTTAATTTGAATATTCTCATTTGTAAAAGTGTTAAATACTGATGGTAAATTTGCTAATATATGAGATAGATTATTAACTTGTTTAGAATCAATTGTTTCTGGAATACTTATACTAGAAGTATTACCAGCACTACTACTAGTATTACCACTTATACCAGCAGGTATTTCTATTTCAGTATCAGCTTTTATTGCTCTAGTAATATAATTATTATTTAATAATCCAGAAACTGGGAATACATCAGAACCAATTTTAATTTTCATATTAGGATCTGAAAAGATTTTACTAGATAAATTTTTTTGTAATATAGTTTTATTTTGTTGTATAATAGCATTCATATCAACAAATGTATTGGCACACGTTATAATATTATCTTTAATACTATTTATTTTATTAACATCAGTAATCATAGTTTCATAATTAAAATATTTATTATTGACATATTCATCTCCATAATCAACAATTAAATCATAATTCACAGGTGCTCTAACATCACTAGAACTTTTTTTAATAAGTAATGATTGTTGAGTTGAAGTGGGTAAACTATAATCTGCATTTTGACTAATTATATCTCCTAATTTACAATAATCTTCACTGTTAATACTTAAGGAGGGTTGATAAAAAGCAATAGATTTTTGTGTATCTTTAAAATCACCTTGTAAATTAAATATTTTAGTAGTCCAAGGTTTTATAACAGAATTTGCGTTATCTGCTATTTCATTACTTTTATTTTTGGTTAATAAATCAATTGCGTCATTATTATTAATTTCAAACCCTTCAAAATTAGTTTTATGATCGTATAGTCTTTTATATAAATAGCGTATTATTATAATTATTATAATTATAATACATAAATTTATTAAGAGTACATAATTATTTTTATCCATTTTATTTTTATTATATATTATTTAATGTATATATTTTTATTAAAATATATATTATTACAAAATATATTATTTAATAATTTTTATCTAATAAATTATAATGAGCTTATCCTCTAATAAATAAGTGTAGTTTGTTTTTATCTAAAAATGAAAAATGAAAAATGAAAAATGAAAAATGAAAAATGAAAAATGAAAAATGAAAAATGAAAAATGAAAAATGAAAAATGAAAAATGAAAAATGAAAAATGAAAAATGAAAAATGAAAAATG